ATGGATGAAAAATGGCAAAGCGCCGACGCTCAGACAGAAAAAAATAATAAAGGGCTGCGGGCTCGACCCGGATGCCTACCTGGTAGTAAAGGATACCCCGGAATATATGGAAGTGGTCAGCAGGACAGCCCTGAAAAAACAGGCCCTGAGCGGCAGAAGGCCGCGGATCCGCAGGTTCTTAAAGGGTGCCGGGGCGGAAAGGCGGTGAGGGGTATGAGCCAGACAAGAAGCAGGCGGTATTCCGCGATCGGTAAGGTGATTGCAAAGCAGCTGGTCAATAAGGGGATGACCGCGAAACAGCTTGCGGATGAGCTGGGTACGACGCCCCAGTATTTGAATAAGATTATCCATGGAGACCGGAGCGGTGAAAAGTACCTGGAAGCGATACGGCAGATACTGGGCATAGCGGCATGAAAGGAGGGGCGGGATGGCAGATGGATATGTGACGCTCAGCGAGGCCGCGGAGTTAGAAGGCGTGGGTTACGATACTATGCAGAAAAGAGTTAAAAGAGAGCCGGAAAGGTTTCAGCCCACAGTGGAGCAGCGGGAAAGCGGCGGCAGGGATCAGGTAATGATAGCAGTCTCTTCCCTGTCGGGAAAAGCAAGGGCGGCGTGGAAGGAGCGTGAGAAACTGAAGGCGTTTGCGGCCATGCCGGATCAGGAGGCCGGGGAAGCGCCGGAAGCCCCCTGGTACGTGGACACGGATATTGACTGGTACATGGAAGCGCATAAGGAAGAATGGTACAAGGCCATGGAACTGGGGAATGTTGTTCGGGATTTTATGGCCTTTGATGAAAAAGGCAAGACAGGGCACGCGGAAGAGTTTGCGCGTGAGCGGCTGGGGAAAGGCAGCCGGACGCTGTACCGCTATGTGAAGGCATATATGGAGGCCGGTGCATGGGCGGAGCGGCTGCATAAGGAGGACGGCGGGAATTATGATTTTTTCAAAGTCCTGTGCCTTTGCAGGAAACCGAAGGAATCGGGGACGTTCCCCAGCTTTTCGCCGGAGTTGCGGCAGGCCATTAAAAATATATGGTTCTGCGAAGAGTTTGCCCAGAACCAGGGGACAAAAGAAATGCTCTATGAAAAGCTGACAGAGATTAAAGAGCGCATGGGGTGGGAGAGGATCCCGTCATACCAGTCCGTAGCCAGGTACATCAATTACTGTATGGAAGCCGGGCGGATGCAGAATGCCTGGTATCTTGCCAGCCGGGGAGACATTGAATACCGGAATAAGGTGATGGTAAAGGGCGAACGCAATACAAGGGATCTGAAGGTCATGCAGATTGTGATGGGCGATGAGCATACATTTGACTGCTGGGTGGCCTACACCCATCCTAACGGGAAGATATCAGCCATCAAGCCGCACCTTGCGGCATGGGTTGACATACGCAGCAGGATGATACTGGGGGATGTGATGTGCAAGGATGCGAACGCGGATATCCTGAAGCAGTCCCTGTTAAAGCTCTTATACCATGACGCCGGGAGCGTGCCGCAGTACATCTACATAGACAACGGCAAAGACTATACGGCAAAAGGGATGACCGGATATGCCCGTAATGACCGGCAGCGGATCGGGTTTGACGATGCTGCGAAAGGGTTTTATAAATCCATCGGCATCGAAGATTACCACAGATCACTTCCCTATTATGCATGGACGAAGGCGCAGATTGAGCGTTTCTTTGGGACGGTATGCAATAAATTTTCCCGGTGGTTTACATCCTATACCGGCACGCTGACCGGGGCGAAAACCTTTTCGAAGGTGGACAAGGACGTGAAGGGGATGCTGGAGCGCGGTGAACTGATGACCATGGAGGAGTTTTATGAGGCCTGGTCAAAGTGACTCCATGAAGTCTACATGGAGAAACAGCACAGTGGCCTGAAAAAGCAGGGGGAAGAGTACCAGACGCCGAAGGGATGTTTTGAGAATGCAGAAAGATACGTAAAGGCCCTGCCGCCCAAGAGCTATGCTACGCTGCTGATGATGAAATCGGAGAAGCGTTTTGTAAAAAATACCGGCATCCAGATGGGCGGGCTGTCCTACCGGTCGGAAGAGCTCTGTGCCTACATTAACAGTTATGTGGACATAAAGTATGACCCTCACGATATGGGGACTGTCTATGTATTTAAGGATGGGATGCAGGTCTGCGAGGCATATGCACAGGAGCTTTTGGACTTTGCTTCCGAAAACGGGGTGGAGCAGAAAGCTTTGAAGGAGCATCTGGGGATGCAGAAAAAGCAGATTAAACAGGACAGGGAACTGCTTGAAAAAGCAAAGGTGCCGTTTACTGAGCTCAACGGCCAGTATGCCGGATACAGTGAAATAGTGGGCGGCATCGACCTGATGCTCGGTAAAAAAGCCGGAAAGAAACAGGCAAAGATCATATCGATGCCGGAAGACGGCACATTCCGGGGCGGCTTTCGGGGAAAGAAAACCGGGGAGCCGGAAGATGGGAATGAGTATATCAATAAGCAGGCAGAGGAAGCACTGAAAGCGCTGCGTGCAAATTAGGATCATTATTTTTGACAAAAAGGAAAGGGGAAATTATGGAAGCGTTAGCAATGGACACCTATACGGTAGAAATGACACTGGCGGAACGGGTAAATGGGATCCTGAAGGAAATGAGGATGACGAAGCAGGAGCTTGCGCTTCGAATCCAGTATTCCCGGAGCGCAGTGAGCCAATATCTTGGAGGTAAATACAATTCCGATTCGGCTGAGATTGAGAGCCGGCTGAAGGGATTTGTAGCCGAGTATGAAAAAGATGCCGGGAAGCAGGAAGGGAAAGCGGAGGCAGAAAGCAGGAATGCCTCTATCCTTAAAGAAAAGATACAGTATTTTGAATCGCGTGATTATGTGCAGACGATTGGTATATGCAGCCTGTGCCAGCGGAATGTAGCGCTGGGTATCATCGTAGCCAGGTCGGGGTATGGCAAGACCCATGCCCTGAAAAAATATGCCACTATGCCGCGGGTGATCTATATCGAAGGGAACGAGACCATGAACTGTAAGGATATCGTAAGGCGGATCGAGGGCAGGATCGGGATGCAGCGCAGCTACGGCAGCATTGATGAGCGTACGGAGCGCATCATAGAATTTTTTAACATAAATATGGGATACCTGCTCATTATGGATGAGGCCGACAAGCTTATCAATAAGTATACGCAGAAAAAGATCGAGCTGCTGCGCAACATTGCAGATGGTGCAAAGGTAGGGCTGCTGCTTGCATGGGAAAACATACTTGAGACGCTGCTCAAAACTTATGACGCCAGATTTGCGAACGGGATGGATTTCTACTATAAGCTGAAAGGGCTGTCGGAGCAGGAAGTCAGGGACTATCTGGAAGGATATGAGGTTGAAGAAGCAGCTATGGCTGAGTTTATCAGACGGGCGCAGAATACGCAGACAGGATGTTTCAGACTGCTCGACCGTACCCTCAATAATGTGCTGCGCATCCTGAAGGACAACGGCCAGACAAAGGTGACGTTAAAGGTTATCAGCCAGGCATCTGATATGATGATGCTTTAGGAGGGGATTGGATGAAGAGAATCGTAGTGACTTTCGCGGGGAGGAATGAAGTAAAAGCAGCGGAAGTAATTGCCAGAGCCGTAAACGGGTTTTTAAAAGAAGAGGGCTTTAAAGGTGCAGTCGTCCAGATAAAAGCCTACAGGCGGGATGAAGAGGGCATCCAAAACCCCGATCCGGTTTGCGCTGGCGGAAGGAGGAGTGTAGATGGCTTATATAAACCAGTCCGATATCAGAAAGATATGGGGGATTGCCAAAAGCCCGGAATTGCAGCTCACCGATGAAGAACTGCATCTTGTTGTAGCAGCCCGTACCGGCAGGGGCAGTATTAAAGCCCTGAATAAAAGACAGATGAAGTCTGTTGTCAAAGCGCTGATAGAGATGAAAGACTCTGCGAAGAGATCTGAGCGGCATACTGATAATTGTGCTATTGGAAACCAGGTAACGGGAAGCCAGCGGAATATGATATTTAAGCTGGCACAAGAGCTTGGATGGGATGGGGCAGTAAGGGTTAATGGCATGTGCCGGAGGATGTTTGGCGTAGCGGCTGTTGAGTGGCTTTCTCCGCAGCAGTGCTCCAAACTGATAGAAGCGTTAAAGAGCATGCTGGAACGGAAGAAAAGGAGGGATGCTGTTGGCAAAGAAACGAAGGCTGACCAATAGGGAAAAGAAGGCCAATGCACAGGTCAGAAAGCAGCTGCAGCAAGAGGGCATCCTGCCGCCGGACAAACCGAAGTTAGACCGGAAAAAATTCTTACAGGCGGCAAGGGAGGAATGGGGACAGAGAGATAAAGACTGTTATATATGGGATATTTATCTGATGGAAGCTATCAGCCTGATGCTTTCAAAAAAAGAAAGTATCAGCGGCAGGGTGTCGCTGGAAGCTGTAGGTGTCGCTAAGGTATTGAGGCTTGCGATCCGGATCAGTAAATTTGAGGATATGGTCGCAAAGCGGGCGGATCGGAAGTATACGATTGGCGAGAAATACGAGTATATAAAAGATATTTTGGATGCTTAATACTGGAAGGAGGTAAAGCGTGGACAGGTCATATAAAAAAGTGACAAGCCATGGGTCGATCAGTATTCCTGTGGCGATGCGGCGGGAACTTGGCATTGAGCCAAAAGATCCGATGGTAATAGAGGAGCAGAATGGGCGGATCATCATATCCCCTTATGCGCTCCGGTGTAATTTCTGTAAAGCAACTGATAATGTGCGTGAGTTTTACGGCAGGGGAATCTGCTGGGCATGCGCGGTAAAGATATTTGAAAAGATGGGAGGCGGAAGAGGAGATGTCGCAGGCAGTAAAGAAGATGAGCAATGAGCAGCTTATCCGGGCATGTATACAGATTGACCGTAGACAGAAAAAGGACAGAGCCAGGATGAACAGTTATAAGGCAGAGCTGCAGGTGCGGGGCTTGTCTGTTATGGAAGACCATAACGTGAAGTATGTAAAGTTTTACGGAACGACAGGCAGCGCAGCCATTACAGACAGCATGAGCCTTGATATCCTGAACCCGGACAAACTAAAGTGCCTTGTCGGCGAAGGCGTATATGATATGAAGGTCAAGGAGGAGACCCGGACAAGCTATAAGTTTGACAGTAAATTTGAAAAGGCTTTAAAGGCCATTTTTACAGGGGATTATACCTTTGAAATGAGCCTGGACGAATTTCTGGACGAAATGAGCATCAGGCCGGATGAAAAGCAGAAAAAACTCCTGCTTAAAAAGCTGAAAGGGGAATTTGAGAAAGATAAAGAGACATTGATCTCTACGTTGGATCTGGATGTGGAAGACCCTCCGGATCTGGATGTGGAACTGTGGTATATTTACCGGATCAGGAATGGGGAGCTTATCCGGGCATTCCTTCCGGACGAGCTGATTGACAGCACGATCGAAGCCATCAGGAAATGCATCCTGGTGGAAAGTAAGACATCCATTACTTTAGATTATGATGATGAAAAGGAGGACTAATCATGGCAGGACAGAATCAGGATATCCTGAGTGAGCAGACAAAGGATATGACACAGGAACAGCGGAAAGAGCTGCAGGAAAAGGTCGGGAATATGACGGAAGCGGAATTGGAGGAGTTCAGAGGAAACCTTGATCCTGACAGCATGGGATTTTTTGGAGAGGAGAGTGTGTAACATGGTAGCACCGAAAATAGAAAAACTGTTGATGCCGTATAATTTTTCCACCGGAAGCACAGAGCGTATTAAATACATAGTGATCCATTACGTCGGGGCACTTGGCGGGGCAGAAGCAAACTGCCGGTATTATGCAGGCAGGTACATCGGGGCCTCTGCCCATTATTATGTCGGCTTTAATGGGGAGATATGGCAGAACGTGGAAGATAGAAATGTGGCATGGCACTGCGGGGCAAAAAACTATAAACACGTCGAATGCCGGAACTCTAACTCCATCGGTATCGAGCTGTGCGTCAGGAATAAGGGGAGCCAGGCGGCAGACAGTAAAGACTGGTATTTTGAGGATGCAACTGTAGAGGCAGCGATTACACTGACCAGATACCTGATGGAGAAATATGGCGTGGATGCAGGTCATGTCATCCGCCATTATGATGTAACAGGGAAGATATGCCCTAACCCGTATGTATATAACGATACAGCCCATACGTGGGATGCTTTTCGGGAGGCCATTTCCGGGGAGGGAGCTTTAGAGAAAAATAATATGACCAAGATAACCGGGAAAGCAGAAGCTACGGTGGAACAAATGGCAGCATATATCAAGGCAAAAAATAGCAGCGTCCAGCAGAGTGTGCTTGACATGATCCCTCTGTACCTGTCTGAAGGGGAGGCTGAGAATATCCGCGGGGATATCGCCTTTGCGCAGAGCTGCGCCGAGACTGGGAATTTTACTTTTGCCGGGAGTACGGTAAAATTGTCGCAGAATAATTTCTGCGGGATGGGAGTGACCAGGAGCGGAGAGGCAGGGAACAGCTTCAGCACGCCACAGCTTGGTATCCGGGCACAGATACAGCACCTGAAGGCATATGCCAATACGGCAAAGCTAAAGCAGGACTGTGTAGATCCCCGCTTTTCGTATGTATCCCGCGGTTGTGCCTCCTATGTGGAATATCTTGGCATACAGGAGAATCCGAAAGGAAAAGGATGGGCGGCAGGAGTCGGATACGGTGGAAAGATACTGAAGGTAATGGATGGTATCAAAGCAGCGGCGCAGGGAGCGGAGAGCCAGACTGATGGAAACGTGTTTGTCCCGTATATGGTGATAACAACTTGTAATGCACTGAATATCCGTGCCGGTGCAGGGAAAAGTTACCCTGTGATAGGAAGCATCAGGGAAAAAGTGGGGAAAAAGAAAAAGTATATTATCGTAGAGGAGAAAAATGGATGGGGCAAGCTGAAACCCGAAGAAAGATGGATCTATCTTGAGAATACCGAGGAAACCTCCTGATTCCGGAAAGGAGGTTAATATGACAGATGCACTTAGAAGGGAATTGATAGAGAATACCACAATAGAAGATATTGCTGAAAATTACCGCCCTGTGGTGGAGATCATAGGGATTGAAAAGTTTATCGAGCTCAGCGAATATGCAAAGGGGGATGAGCTTTATTTCCCGAAAACCGAAAATATCATAGCCCCGGCAAGGAACCGGCGGATAAAAAAAGAGTGGGACGGTTATAATGCGAAGGAAATGGCAGATAAATACAACCTGACAGTCAAACAGATCTGGAACATCTTAAAGAATGAGCCGGTGTTCGGCCAGCTCAGTATTTTTGACCTGGAAGGGACACCTTGATTCCCGGAAATATTTCCCCTAAAGAGTTATCTAAATAACGTGTAGTATAGAGCATGTACCTGGTACATGCTCTATTTACGTTATGCTCATCATATTTGACAGGAAAGGAGTGGTTTCATGAAAAATACAACGGTGGATGCGGCACAGATCATAGCTTTTGTTGGAGTCATGGCATTTCTCGTATCAGTGGTTACGGAGGCGCTCAAAAAATGGACATGGTTTGAGCAGAAGGTGCCTACGGCGCTGGCGGTCATTATCCTGTCCCTTATCCTCTGCCCGGTCTCCATGATCGGAATGGCAGCATATTATGGGGCAACCATTGAGTGGTTTGAGGTATTTGCATCTTTTATAGCGGCTTTTATTGTGGCGCTGGTATCGATGGACGGATGGGAACGTGTGACGGAGCTGGCTGGCCGGATGCTCAGGAAGTAGGGGCCTATGGAGAGTGCGGGCTATATAATTACTTTTTCTGACGTGATGGCCGGTGTTATTACCCTTGGATTGGGGGTATTAACTTTTTTTATCCGGAGCTGGCTTGACGGTATCAGGAAAAATACGGGAAAAATAGAAAATCAGATCAGGGAAAACGATGAGAAAGTAAATGAGCGGATTGACAAGCTGGAGGAAAAGACAGATGGGGAGATAGCAAACATCAAACAGGAACTGAGTGGAATCAAGGGTGACTTTGCGACTACATTTGTCCTTCGGGAAGATTTTTTCCGCTCCATGAACGGGGTAGAAAGCAGTATCAGGAGCATTGACAGTAAGATTGACAAAATATTAATGCAGAGTAGTGACAGGAAAGAGTGAGGGATTTAAATGAATGACTTGGAGAAAGCAGAGATCAGGCAGAATAAAGCGATCCGGGGATATATTATCCGCTGCCTTGTAAAGGGTTATAACAATACGGCCCTTACGAGGCAGATGTCAAATGCCATGATAGCAGCCGGGCTCATTATATCCCCGGATATCAGCAAATATCTTGATTATCTGCAAGGCGCCGGATATATCGAATTTACGGAGGAAAAGGTTACGGCCTACAATGCTTATGCCAATGATGCAGTCGTCAAACTCACAAAGGCGGGCGTAGACCTTGCCGAAGGCACGGTGGAAGATAATGGGGTGGATATCTGATGAGCGGTAAGCGTACCAAACGGAGGGTATCCTCTAAGATTGACGAGCTGCCGGATGAGCTGCGGATGCAGGTAGATGTGATGCTCGCAGACACATCCAATACCTATGCGTATATCAGCTCACATTTAAAAGAAGCAGGATATGAAATATCTAAGTCGAGCGTCGGCAGGTATGCCACACGGACAAACAGGTCGATGCAGAGGCTGCTTGAAGCACAGGCACAGACGGACAGGCTGATACAGGTAGTAAAAGAAAACCCGGAAGCGGATTATACCGAGGCAGCCATACTCCTGACGATGAACGGGCTGCTCAATAAGGTGGCCACGGCGGAAGAAGAATGGGATGAAATGCCCTTGGATAAGGCCGGGCGGCTGATCGCTTCCCTATCCAGGACAAAGGTATATAAGGACAGGGTAAAACAGGAGATGAAGAAAAAAGCGGATATCGCTTTTAAGGAAATGGAGTCGGAGATGCTGAAGGTCATCAAGCAGGATGAGAGATCTGTACAGATGCTCAGGGAAATATTGGCGAAGGCGAAGGAACGGATGATGCAGGATGATTGATATTGATAGTTGGATACGGGAGCTTGATGAGGAAGACGATGTCGCTCTGAAGAACAATGAAGAATATCAAAACAAGCTTTTTAAGGAATATGTGCTCCGTGGGCCAGACCATATGGAAAAACGCCGGGAGTTAAAAAAGAGATATGAATCGGGCGGGGAGCTCATGGGAGAGCATGGGCTCCGGAAAGAGCTGGCAGCATTTGACATGTCCTATTTTGGCAGGGCATACCTGCCCCATTATTTTATCCGGAAATCACCGCATTTTCATGAGGAGCTGGACTTGATCTGGAATCAGGGTGTGCTGAAAGGGAAAAATCCCCTGAAGGAAGCGAAAGTGATATCCAGGATGAAGGGATGCCGGCATGTGGTAGCCGCTCCCCGTGGACATGCGAAGTCTACAAATTTTACGTTTAAGGATGATCTGCATGCAATTTTATACGGATATAAGCATTATATCCTCATTCTGTCGGATTCGTCTGAGCAGGCGGAAAGTTTTCTGGATGACATAAAGACAGAGCTTGAAGATAACGGCAACATTACCATGGATTTCGGCTCCCTGAAAGGGGATAAGGTATGGCGTAGTGGCATGATCCTGACCAGCACGGACATTAAAGCGGAGGCGATCGGGTCAGGAAAGAAGATCAGGGGAAGGAGGCATCGCAACTGGCGTCCTGACCTGATCGTACTGGATGATATTGAGAACGATGAAAATGTCAATACACCGGAACAGAGGCGGAAGCTGAAAAACTGGTTTGACAAGGCGGTGTCGAAGGCGGGGGATACTTATACGGATATCATGTATATCGGGACTATCCTGCACTATGATTCGCTGCTTTGCAACGTGTTGCAGAACCCGCGGTATAAGGCGAAGAAATACAGGGCGGTTATCTCGGAAGCGGTGAATACGAAGCTGTGGGATGAATGGGAAAGCATTTACACGAACCTCTTTAATGAAAACCATGAGGAGGATGCACGTACATTTTTTGAGGCGAATAAGGAAAAGATGCTGCTGGGGACAGAAGTCCTCTGGGAGGAGAAGCTCTCTTATTATGACCTCATGGAAATTAAAATATCTGAAGGCGAGGCATCTTTTAACTCTGAAATGCAGAATGACCCGATTGATCCGGAGAATGCAGTTTTTAATCCGGAATGGTTTGACTATTATGAACCGGAGCTTTTTGATTTTTCATCAGCTGAATATGTGTTTATCGGAGCAAATGACCCGTCGCTTGGCAAAAATAAAAAATCTGATACAAGCTCGATTTTTAATATCGCGTTATTGTTAAAAACCGGATATATGTATGTGGAAACGGCATCCATCGAAAAGCGCAAGCCTGATATTATCATTGACGATGTCATTGAGATCAACAGACGGCTAAAGCGGGATTACAAAAAAGGATACTATAAATTTGGCGTGGAAACGGTTCAGTTCCAGTATTTTTTCAAAGATGTCATGGCTGCCCGGTCAGTGGAAGAGGGGGAGTATATCCCAATCGAAGAAATACAGTCTACGGTTAATAAGATACTCCGTATAGAATCCCTTCAGCCGCTGATTAAAAACAAGTATATAAAGTTTAACAGGGAACATAAAACCCTCTTAAAGCAGCTACAGGAGTTCCCTATGGGAAAGAATGATGATGCCCCTGACGGTCTGCAGATGGCAGTGCAGCTTGCGCAGACTGTCAAAACAATTATATCAAAGCCTGATTATAAAACAGTTATCAGGAGACGCTTCCGGATCGGGAAAGGCGCTTATTAGTTGGGAGAGGTAATGCGGCATGGCAAGGAAAAGAAGAAAAAAATGGTATCGGGAGATGCCATACGATCCAAAAGCTGATACAGGGATAAAGAGGCCTGTAACTGCCAGGATTGCAGTAGGGGATATCAACGATAAATTTTCTGAATATCCTTCCAACGGCTTAACGCCCCGGAGGCTTGCCCGTATTTTTAAGGCAGCCGATGAGGGAGACGTCAGGGGACAGATGGAGCTCTTTGAAGAAATGGAGGAAAAGGATACCCATCTGTTTCCCCAAATGCAGACGAGGAAGCTTGCTGTAACAGGGCTTGACTGGGAAGTGCAGCTTTTTTCGGATGATGAAGATGATAAGAAGATCGCTGATTTTATCGATGAGCAGCTTAAAGGGATTGAGAACTTTGATGAGATCCTGACAGATATGCTGGATGCCATCGGCAAGGGCATCAGTATTATGGAAATAGAATGGACAGTACAAAATGGCAGGAATGTCATAGAAGACATCAAGTACGTACATCCTAAAAAACTTATCTGGGACAGTATTACCGATGAGATGAAGATCTGCACAAAAGAATATCCGGAAGGTGTGGAGCTGCCGGAAAATAAGTTTGTAGTACACAGGTATAAGGCAAAGTCCGGACATATAAGCAGGGCAGGCATTATGCGTGTGGTCTCCTGGATGTATCTCTTTAAAAACTATGATGTCAAGGATTGGGTGAGCTTCTGCGAAGTATTCGGGATGCCGCTGCGGCTTGGCAAGTACGATGCATCCGCGTCAGATGATGACAAAAAGCAGCTCATGAAAGCGATCATCAGCCTCGGGACGGATGCAGCCGGGATCGTTCCCAGTTCTACAATGATAGAGTTTATTGAGTCCCAAAAGACTACAAGTGTAGAAATATATGAAAAGCTTGCCAGGTACTGCGATGAACAGATCAGCAAGGCAGTGCTTGGACAGACTCTTACATCTGACAGCGGCGGCGGATCCTATGCACAGTCAAAAACGCATGATGAGGTGCGTCATGACCTGACGGTGGCAGATGCGAAAGCATTGGCGGTGACGATCCGCAGGGACATTATCAGCCCGCTTGTGGAGTTTAATTTTGGGACGGATGCCAATATCCCGTTATTTGGTTTTGACTGCCATGAGGTAGAAGACCAGAAGGAAGTTGTTGAGATTTACAAGACCCTTGTCTGTGACATGGGGCTTGAAATCCCAACAGCCCATGTTTACAAGAAATTTAATATTCCCAAGCCGGAAGCAGGTGATGAGGTTTTGAGGCCGTCGCAGGCAGGGATAGAGCAAGACCCGGCTGAAAGCGGGGTAGAACTGAAGCTGAAACAGGGACAGGTATCAGATGGACAGAGCCAGGTAGATGAAATTGTGGCGATATCCAACAGGCAGGCAGAAGATATTTTCCACAGCATGATGCAGCCGATTTTTAAAATAATTGACAAATCCAAGGACATGGAAGAGCTTCAGGAGGTCTTAAAGGACAAAGATGAATTGCGGAAACTATATCATGAAATGGACAGCAGCCAGTTGGAAGATCTGATACATCAGGGTATTTACCTTTCAAATTTACTAGGGAGGTCGATGGACTGATGGATGCAGAGTATGGCCGGATGGAGGATTTTGTATTTAAGGATGCGGTAGCGTTTTTGAAAAAGAAAAAGCCCCTTGCTGAAGACGAGTACAGGGCATTGTCCAGTAAGAGCCGGGCGAGGGCATTTGCGGTGTCGGGATATACAAGTTTAACCGTCTTGCAGGAATTTCTTGACTGCCTGGTAAAGGCGGCTGAAGAAGGGACTACAAAAGAGCAGTTCCAGGAGCAAATGAATAATTTTCTGGAAGAACATGGCTATGAGGGTGTCAATCCCTGGAAGAGTGATAATATTTTCCGTACCAACATGCAGACAGCTTTTAATGCGGGACATTATAAAAGCATGACAGATGAGACCGTAATGAAGATACGGCCATATTGGCAGTACCAGACAGCCGGGGATAGGGAAGTGAGGGAGTCACATGCGGCCATGGCAGGCAGGGTTTACCGGGCAGATGATCCTATTTGGGATGTGTGGTATCCGCCAAATGGTTTCCGGTGCCGCTGTACAGTAACGAGCTTGACAAAGTGCCAGGTAGAGAGCCGGGGGCTGCGGGTGGAAACAAAGATGCCCTATAATGTTGATCTTTTCACAGGGGAGATAAAACCCATTTTCCCGGACAAGGGCTTTTCTAATAACCCTGCAAAGGACGTATGGCAGCCGGATATGTCCAATCTCTCCCTGCAGCTTAGGAGCCTGTACCGGGAAAGAAAGCAGCCTGACAGCGGAGAGAATAAATAAAGCTTTTTACGGGCGAAAAAAGCCGCAGACGCAGGAAATTACAAAGACAAGCCAGGAAGGGCGTTATAACGCGTATAAAAGGCAGGAAAAAGAAGGTGATGATATGGCGGGAATGATTGCATGCGCTGGTAATAATGTGGAGTTATCTGGAGTACCGGAAGAAATTAAGCTCCTGCCGCTTGGCAGGGTACGGTCACAGAGGGGGGATTTTACAGTTGATAATGAGAGTTTTGAGCTTATCCGGAAACAGTTTAAAGAAAGAAAGCTTGATATTGTGATTGACTATGAACATCAAACTCTGGGAGATGTACAGGCACCTGCAGGAGGATGGATAAAGGAGCTGTATAAGGGGACGGATGCCATTATGGAAAAAGTAGAGTGGACGCCTAAAGCTGCGGAGTATCTGAAAAATAAGGAGTATAAATATTTATCTCCCGTAGTGATGGTACGGAAAAGTGACCAGAAGACGATGAAGCTGCATTCTGAAGCCCTTACTAATACACCGGCTATAGATGGGATGTTTGCAATTGTAAATGCTCTTGATATAGAAGAAATGATAGGAGGAGGAAATACCATGGAATTGAAAGAACTTGCTAAAATGCTGGGGCTTCTGGAGACCGCAACGGAAGGAGAGATCAAAAAGGCGGTAGAAGATGCTGCCAAGGCGGCAGAGAAATTGAAGGATATGGATGCAAAAAAACCGGATGAAGGGAATGTGAAGCCGGGGGAAGAGGCAAAGCTGGAAGGGGCTGATATGGTAGCAAACAGCACAATACTCTCCATGCTTGGCCTGAAGGCAGATGCCAGGACAGAAGATGTGGCAGCATCTATTATGGCATTGAAGTCAGGCACGCCCGATACATAGGCAGAGATCCTTGCACTTAAACAGAAGCTGCAGGAGCGGGATGCTGAGGAAGCAGTACAGATGGCCTTGAAGGCGGGAAAGATTACGGCAGCGCAGACCGAATGGGCAAAAGCATATGCGTTGAAGGATATGGATGGGTTTGTGGCATTTACGGATAAAGCTCCGGTAGTAGTGCCGCAGGGTAAGCTCGATCTGAAAGATGCGCCGTCTGACAGTGCTGAAACGGAAGTAGATACACTCATTCTGAAAAATATGGGGATCTCTGACGAGGACGTAAAGAAATATGGAAAAAAGGAGGATTGACAGATGATTAGGACAGGGAATGAAAGGACAGGCAGCACCCTGCTGTACCTGCCGGTTAAGGCGGGGGCAGAGCTGACAGAAGCAACAATGGCTGTCATCAATGCCGATGGATATGTAGAAACTGCATCGCTTGCGGAAGGGTTAAAAATAGCGGGCTGCATACAAAGGTACTGCGATAACCGTAACGGCGAAAATGGAAGCCAGAGGGTGTGCGTAAAACGCGGCACATACATCTGGAATAATGATGGATCGATCAAAGAAACCGATATCCTGAAAAAATGCTATGCCAAGGATGGGACGACAGTAACACTTACGGCGGCCGGGGCAAGCGTGGCCGGGACGATCCTGGCGGTGGAGGATGACGGCATAACAGTAGATATGATGCAGGTATAAAAGGAGGGAATGACATGGTAGTAAATCAGGCAAGTCTGCGTGGGCTGGAAGTAGGGTACTCGACAGCATTCAATAAAAGTTTTGATACCGCACAGCCGAATTATCAGAAAGTGGCGACTGTAGTCCCAAGCAGCACAAAAGAACAGAATTATAATTGGCTCGGCCAGATACCGACAATGAAGGAATGGATCGGGGAGAGGGAAATACAGGCTATTTCAGCGCATGATTATTTAATTGAAAATACTAAACCCCCAGCTATGCTGGGGCGAATAGTGTAA